GCAATCAAGTGTCTTTGCAGCAGCCAAAGCAAATAGAACTTATATAGAGAACTATCTGCGATCTGCTAAAAGCCGTCTTATGCTGGAATCTACGGCATCTAGTATTGCTGCTAAAGAAATGGAAGCCTACGCTACAGATGATTATGTAGATTTATTACAAGGGCTAAAAGAAGCAGTAGAAGTAGAAGAAAAACTAAAGTGGCAATTGATAGCTGCACAAGCCAGAATAGAAATATGGAGAAGCCAAGAGGCAACCAATCGTACTATAGATAGGGCTACACAATAGTGGCAACTAAAGATGAAAAAAAGCGCCTTAACCAGATTGCAGAACTCGGATGTATTTTATGCTCCGAAGTCTTTGGGGAACAAGTCATTACGGATGCGGAACTCCATCATGTTAGGAGATATGGGGCTGTCAGAGCTACATCCCCATGCTTGCCTTTATGCCCAGAGCATCATCGGGGAAACTCTGGCGTTCACGGATTGGGTGTCAAAGGTTTTGAAAAAAAATGGGGAATATCCTGTGAGGAGTTGTTGGAGCGAGTCGATAAGAAACTTGGAAAGGGATCTAAGTGAACGCAAATGATTTAGCTGATAGATTAGAGCAATTTTATTCTGGCTCACACATCCAAAAGGCTGCGGAAGTGTTACGCCAACAACATACTGAAATAGAAACATTAAAAAGTGATATGCGTATGCTGCTCAAAGAATACTATGAATATTTCATTAAAAAGAAATGAGCTTTACTATATATACGCATGAAGGCATGAAAGTTATTCAATGGTTCTTTAATATAGATGAACTTATTAAATCTATGCTTAACAACCCTAAAGATAAATACCATAGGAATTGAAGATGGAAACGAACAAAATTGTTAATGAGTTGATAGATTTGTTTACTGGCAAGGTAATGACTCAGAATGAAAATGAGGTGCTATACAGAGCAATAAAACTAATACATGATTTAGAAGATCAAGCTAAGTTGTACAAGTCTTTATTGCCTAATAAAACAATTGATGGTGGAAACCACTAAAGTTCTAATGGATCAAATCCTAGTTCATGGGCTACCATTAAACACCTAGCTCTGAATGGTTTGCCATGTTGCATCCAACGATCCCCTTTTTGGCAATGAAAGCTCATGTGTACCATTTCATGTGCTAGGGTAGTAAGCATGGTGTAGTAATGACCACACCTTCCAGACGATATAGTAACTGTATGCTCATAATCTTCTCCAGTATCGTATAGATAAGTTCCCATCACTTCTGGGTCAGGAGTAACAATAAATTCAATCTCATCTGGTAATGGCATTTTCCATTTTGTAAATGGGTAAACACAAAAAAGAGAAGCATAGAGGTTTTTAACTACCTCTGGATTTAATCTCATACTTTGTTAATGCAGCCTCTAAACTCAAACTCATCTCCTCCAGATACCATAATCAACTCTGGCATTAGCATACGGCCTTGTTCAAATGACAACATCACAAAGCCACTACGCCAATCTTTAGGGCTATCCTCGCAATATTCAAAAGTAGAACTCATTGGATCTGCTAGGCATCCAGTTTGAACTCCCCACCAAGTTCCTTGGTAGTTGCTTATAGGAGAGGCACAAAGAACATGGGTATGCCCAGTAATAATATTGGTATTGCCAGCAGCCACTAAGTTTGAATAACCAGCAGTTCGGCCACCTTTAAGTCGGTGCTTTACTACTGTATCTTCTCCAATCCAAAATGACCAACAAGTTTCCCAGTTTGGAAAATGATACTTAAGACTAAATCCATCGACACCAGAATACTCAGGCACTTTATTAACAAGCCAAGCCTCGTAGCGCATATCGTGGTTGCCTAAAGTCCAAATTAAACGGCAGCCAGGTGGTCTTACCTTTTCTATTTCATCTAAATGATAACGACAAGCACTAAGCTCCTCTAATACTGTAGGTTTTTGATCGTAGTTAATAGAAGGGAATCTACTTAATACTTGCCCATCAAAGGCATCCCCATTGCAAATAATGACCTCTGGTTTAAATTCCTTAATCATTATTAACAATGCTTTAAAGGCAGTAGTGGTGGTATCGGTAAAGTGAGCATCTGAAAATACAATAATTCGCTTTACTTTATCTACATCTATACCTCTGCGAACACTATGGGGTGCTTGATCTACTTTCTTTACATAGGCTGGATTTTGGCTATTAAATGTTACTAATACAACGCCTAATCTATTCTCAATTGATCTGCGCCTAGCCATAACATTTCTAACTGCTATCCCATGTACTTTAGCAAATTCGTTAGGACTCCCAATTTTATTCCAGGATGTAATCCATTCTTTATCAGTCAGGTGGTTGCCAGCCATATATTCCTTTGCTTTAAGATATTGAATATAATACAATAATTACATTAAATATGAAAGACATCATGGAATCTAGGCTAAAAAACTGGGCATGGTATGTATCGTATGGCGTGGTAGCTCCACAACCAGATACTACTTGCCGTAGTTTTGAGAAGAACTACATTCCAGAACTAGGTAATTTGTATGTTCAATCTGAGCCACACTATGAGCCAGACCATGTAGACGGAGATCTTATAGAACAGGCAATCAAGAATTTGCCACTAGAGCTGCGTAGAACTCTTAAAATGCGCTATGTAAGCCATCCTTACGCTTCTACAGGACAACTAGCCCATGCTCTTAGAATCTCCCCACATCGGCTGGAAGTAGATTTAGACAATGCAAAGAAACGACTCCAGCACGAACTGGATAAAAAAACAAAATCAGCACACTATTCGGACTTGCTCAAAATGCAAGATAAATAAGACAACGGCTGAAGGAATATACGAAATTTACAATAATGGCATGAATGAACGATTTATATGCAAATCTTGTGCAGATCGAAAAACACATTTATAATTTGGCTAGGGAAACTTTGCCCAAAATTTCAGTATTAAGGTTACTAAATGAAAATTGCTATTGGACTATTAGCTCCTAAAGGAGATGACCATGAAATGCCAGAAGGCATGGGTTTGTTAGAAGATCCAATGGTAGATGAGTCTGAGTACCCTGTTACCAAAGAATCCAACGATAGAATGACCAAGACCTTAATGGAAACTCGGCATTTCGGTGCTAAAGATCCAGCCAATGCTGGCGACTTTTGGGTTAAATTAGTAGAGTTTTGGGGATTGCCAGAGGAAATGACGGCAAATCGTTATTGCGCTAATTGCGAATATTTTGACAATAGCCCTAAAGCATTAAAAGCAATGAAGGTAGTACCAGAAAATGAGTTTGATCGTAATGGTGGTGGGCGTGGTTTCTGCCATAAATATGAGTTTATTTGCCATAATTTGCGTGTTTGCGAATCATGGGAAGAAGCAGAAGAAAAGGCAGATGATTAATGAAAACTGGTCTTTATTCAAATATCGCTGCAAAGCGTAAGCGTATTGCAGAAGGATCTGGCGAAAAGATGAACAAGGTAGGCAGCAAAGCTGCTCCCAGCGCCAAAGACTTTAAACAAGCTGCTAAGACGGCAAAGCCTAAGAAAAAGTGAGATTAGGGATAATTATCCCCTATAGAGATAGAGAGCAGCATCTAGCTAAGATGCTTCCTCATACAGTTAGCTTTTTCCGTAGAAACACCAAAATAGAACCCCTGTTCTGTATCGCAGAACAAGTAGACGATAGCCCATTTAATCGTGGTGCAATCAGTAACCATGCTTATGCAGCAATAGCTGGAACTGTAGATTACATTTGTTTTAACGATGTAGACTATATGCCGATGTGGGCAGATTACTCAGAACCCAGTTTGCCAAGCAGAATTATCTGGCATGGGATGGAATCTAGACCAGTAGGGCATGGAACAGATCAAGTAGTTAATGCTCAACGATACGGCCTAGCTGCTGTAGCGCTAATGAAAAAGTGGCATTTTGAAGCCTGTAACGGATATTCCAATACTTATTGGGGATGGGGTTACGAGGACACAGACCTTGCTAAGAGGCTCGAATCCGTAGGGATGCCACTAGGGTATAGGGATGGTACTTTTATCGCTCTAGACCACGATTCAAACGGCTACGATGCCAATGGTGAAACAGAAGCCAGCAGAGCAAACGAGATAAGATTTCAGTCTAGGGTTTACCCTAATATGACAGATGGCTTAAGTAACTTAGAAGCTAATGTGGTAGAAATACAACAGCATACTGCCAGAGGTTTAGCAGATGGCGAAGAAGCTCCGTTGATGTGGTGTAAGTACGATCTAAAGGAAATGTATGAAGATGAGCAAAAAGCAAGCCAAGTTCGGTAAGGTCATGGGCGAGTACAAAGAAGGCACTCTACATTCTGGTAAGGGCGGTAAGGTCGTAAAGAATCCTAAACAAGCAGTTGCTATTGCTATGTCAGAAGCAAGCAAGATGGCTCGCTATAAGAAATGAAAGTAAGGGAAGCTGCTGGTCTATTCGAGAGATTAGGTGTAGCTGGATACAACAAACCCAAAAAGACTCCTAACCATCCTACTAAAAGTCATGTTGTAGTAGCTAAAGAAGGCGATAAGGTAAAGACAATTCGATTTGGTCAGCAAGGTGTTAAAGGTAGCCCAGAGGGTACTGCTAGAAGTGAATCATTCAAAGCTCGTCATGCAAGCAACATTGCTAAAGGCAAGATGAGCGCTGCTTACTGGGCAAATAAAGAAAAGTGGTGAAAACTGTTGTAGAATAGCAACATCATCAACCATCAACCCATAGGGAATGGAATGGAAAACGCTTTAGAAAACAACAATGTAGAAGTTGCTCCAACTAATAAGGGTGGAGCACCAGTAGGCAATCAGAACGGCAAGAAGGGTAAGTTGTTCTACAACCAGCTCAGAGTAGCCTTGATTCAAGAAGATAGCCGTAAATTACGCACAATTGCACAAAAGTTAGTAGATGCTGCCGAACAGGGTGAGCCTTGGGCTATCAAGGAAGTAATAGATAGAGTAGACGGCAAAGCTGTACAGGCTACAGAGATTAGTGGTGCAGATGGCAACGCCATAGAGATTAGTCAGATTGAGTTCGTTATCAAACGGCCAGAATGACCAAGTTTAGTATTGAGATCCCTGAGAAGTTAGAGTGCTTGCTAGAACCCCATAGGATGAAGATAGTCTATGGTGGGAGAGGATCATCTAAGTCTTGGACAGTTGCTAGGGTGCTATTGGTATTAGGTAGGATGAAGAAACTGAGGGTACTTTGTGCTCGTGAGTTCCAGAACTCTATCTCCGACTCTGTTCATGCGCTACTTGCAGATCAGATTAAGGGTATGGGATTAGAGGATTTCTATACTGTACAAAACACCAGTATCTTTGGTACAAATGGGACAGAGTTCCTGTTTGCTGGTTTAAAGCACAACATTACTAAAATTAAGTCGTTTGAGGGTGTAGATATAGCTTGGGTAGAAGAAGCCCAAACTACATCTAAATCTTCTTGGGATGTATTAATCCCTACGATCCGTAAAGAAGGATCAGAGATCTGGGTAACATTTAATCCTGAGTTGGATACAGATGAAACCTATAAGCGTTTTGTAGTTAATCCTCCGAGCTTTGCAAAGGTGGCAAAAGTAAACTGGTCTGACAATCCTTGGTTTCCAAGCGTACTCAGAACAGAAATGGAAGATCTTAAAAAACGAGATGTAGATGCCTTTCTTAATGTATGGGAAGGCAATACAAGACAAGTATTAGATGGCGCTGTATATGCTATAGAGTTGCGTAAGGCAATGGAAGAAACTAGGATCAAAGATGTTCCTGTAGACAAAGCAATATTGGTTTCTACATTCTGGGACTTAGGTTGGTCTGATATGACTAGCATTTGGTTTGTGCAGACATTGCCAGGCGGTGAGGTAAGGATCATAGATTTCTACCAAGATTGCCAAAAGACAATAGATTTCTATGTAAACCTATTGAAAGAAAAAGGCTACACTTATAGAGATCATTGGCTGCCACATGATGCAGAGCACAAGAATATGACAGGGCGTAGCACAAAAGAGATTATTGAAGCAATGGGATTACCAGTTAGGATCACTCCTAAACTGTCCATTGCTGATGGTATTAACGCTGCTCGTATGTTGATGAATCGTTGTTATTTCGATCAAAACAAATGTTCAGAAGGACTACAGGCATTACGACATTATCGCTATGCAGTAGATCCTGATACAAAGATGTTCAGCGACAAGCCACTACATGACCAAAACAGCCACGCTGCCGATGCTTGGCGTTATGTGGCTGTAGGGTTAGACGAGAAGCCTTATACCTGGGATAAGGCATTAGATGTTAAAACTTCATGGATCGTATAAATGGATGACAATAAGTTAAAAGGTATATTAGATAGCGAGATAGAGAACTCTATTGGCTTTATAAATACCGAAACAACCGAAGCTCGTAGAAAAGCGCTGACTTACTACAATCGTGAGCCATACGGCAATGAGGTAGAAGGCCGTTCATCTATTGTTACTGGTGAAGTAGCGGAAGTAGTTGATGGTGCATTGCCACAATTACTGCGTATCTTTACTCAATCAGATGAGTTGGTGCGCTTTGAGCCTAAAGGACAAGGCGATGAAGAAGCAGCTAGACAAGCTACAGACTATTGCAATCTAGTATTTTTCCAAGATAATGAAGGCGTTATCTTAATGCACAACTGGTTTAAGGATGCACTTCTACAAAAGAACGGCATTGTTAAATACTGGTGGGAAGATAGCGAAGATCCTATCAAGGAAAAGTACAAGAATCTAAACGCAGAAGAATTAACCCTATTGCTCTCAGATGGGCAAATGGAAGTAATTAGCCAAAACATTACCCCAGTAGGCGTAGACCCAATGGGTATGCCTTTGATGGCTTACGATGTAACTATCAAGAAGAAAAAAGAAGCTGGGCGTGTCAAGATTGAGTGCGTTCCTCCAGAGGAGTTCTTAATCTCTAAGCGTGATAAGAATATTAAAGATTCAAGGTTTTGCGCTCATCGTGTAATGATGTCAAGATCAGACTTAATTGCTGCTGGATACTCTAAAGATGTTGTAGATAATCTGCCATCTTATAGCGATTTAACATACTCACCAGAGCGCCTTGCTCGATTTGATCGTGGCGAGATGCCTGATGAAACACAATCATTAGACTTCTCTATGCAAGAGATTGAAGTGTATGAGTGCTACATCCGTACCGATATAGATGATGATGGTATGGCTGAGTTGGTAAAAGTAACCTATGCTGGCATGACAGAGATCTTGGATCAAGAAGAAGTAGACCATATTCCGTTTGCTTCTATTTGCCCAATCCCAATGCCACATAAGTTCTTTGGTCAGTCTTTGGCTGATCGTGCAATGGACATACAGTTAATCAAGTCTACGATTACTCGTCAGATCCTAGATAACTTGTACCTAACCAATATGCCTCGTATGACAGCTATTGATGGTCAAGTAAACATGGATGACTTGCTAACTGTTGCTCCTAACGGAGTTGTTCGTATGAAGTCCCAGGGTGCAGTACAAGCCCTAACAGTTCCACCTACTGCTGCTCAGTCGTTCCCAATGCTTGACTATATGGATCAAGTATTACAGAAGCGTTCTGGAGTTACACAGACAAGCCAAGGCTTAGATGCAAACATTCTACAAAACACGACTGCTACAGCTATTGCAGCAATGCAACAAGCTGGTTCTGGTCGCTTAGAAATGATTGCTCGTATCTTTGCTGATACAGGCGTAAAAGACTTGTTTGCTGGTATCTTCCACTTGTTATGCAAATACCAAGACAAAGAGCGTGTACTGCGTTTGCGTGGTAAGTATGTAAATGTAGATCCTCGTAACTGGAAAACCAACTACGATATATCTATTAATGTTGGTTTAGGTACTGGTAACAAAGATCAACAAATGGCTATGGCTGCAATGGTTCTACAAAAGCAAGAGCAGATCCTTGGTACACAAGGCTTTGCAAACCCATTGGTAACTGTAGGTCAGTATCGCAATACGCTTGGTCGCTTTATTGAGGCTGCTGGTTTCAAAGACTCTAACGAGTTCTTTAAAGAGATTAGCCCTGAGTTGGATGCTCAGATTTCTCAGCCACCACCACAGCAACAAGCTCCAATAGATCCAGCAGTACAGGCTTACATGGCCCAGACTCAAGCGCAGATTCAAGGAGATCAGGCTAAGATACAAGCTCAGATCCAAGGCGATCAAATGAAGGCACAAGCTGACATTCAATTGTCTAGGGAAAAAGCTGCTGCTGAGATCCAATTAGCTCGTGATAAAGCTGCTGCTCAAATAGAGCTTAAGTCTGCTGAGTTGCAAGCTGATACAAGATTAAAGGCTGCTGAGATTGCATCTAAAGGGATGATGTAATGAATAGAGCAGAACGAGCAAGAAATTATTTAAACGATGAGTTCTTTGTAGAGCTATTAGAAGCTCAGAAGGACTTGTACAAGTCTTATGTATTTAACTCGCCAGAGCATGATGTAGAAGGCAGAGAAAGATCCTTAGTAAAACTAAGAGCTATTGAAGATTTTGAAGCATCTTTACGATCAATCTTGCAGCAAGAAGAAATCGATAAGAGGCGATTTAAGGTTTTTTAACTACCCATAAAAGGTAAAACATGAGCGAAAACACCAACCCACAAGGGAGTGTAGATAACACGATAGGCGGTGCAGCTAACGCATTTATGTCTATACTTGACCCACAAACCAAGGAAGCGGAAGCTGACCCAGAGGTTCGTGCAGATGATTCAGATAGCGAAAGCTATGATGAGCCACAGGGCGAGGAATCAGATGTAAGTGCGGAAGAAACTGAAGATCAGGAAGAAGTTGTAGAGGAATCTCCAAAATACCGAGTGAAAGCTAATGGTGAAGAACTGGAGGTAAGCCTTGATGAGCTTTTGAATGGCTACAGTAGAACTGCCGACTATCAGAAAAAGACTCAATCTTTAGCGGAACAACGAAAATCTGTGGAAGCAGATCGAGTAAAGATTGATGAAGCAGCAAAGACTAGAGATACTTATGCACAACGACTCCAAGTTATTGAACAGTTGTTAAGCACCCAGGATACTGAAAACCTACAGGAATTGAAGGAATCAGATCCCATTGCTTATGCAATTAAGGTAGCAGAGCGTAGTGAAAGGGATAAGCAGTTACAAGCAGTTCAAGCAGAGCGCCAGCGTGTTTCACAAGAACAACAAGCTCTACAAGGACAGCGCTTGCATCAGCACATCCAATCTGAGCAAGAAAAGCTAAAGAGCGTTATCCCTGATTTTAAGGATGAGGCCAAGGCAGATGTAATCCGTAGGGATATTCGTAGCTACGCAAAATCCATTGGATTTTCTGACCAAGAGCTTTCTCAGGTTTACGACAGTCGTGCTGTACAAACGCTCTATAAGGCTATGCAGTATGAGAAGCTGGTAGCTGGTAAAGCTGGAGCAACCAAAAAGGTAGCATCAGCGCCTAAAACACTCAAACCAGGAACATCTAATCCGCAGAGTTCCGAACTAGAAGCACAAAAGAAAGACTTTGCTCAGTTACGCAAAACAGGCAACAAGCGAGATGCAGCAAAGTTATTTGAACGATTTATATAATTTAAAGGAATTAAATCATGGCAGCTTATGATCGCTTTAGCGCAATTGGCGCTAGAGAAGATTTAACAAATGTTATTTATGACATTTCCCCCACCGATACCCCAATCATGTCATCTATTGGCAAGACTAAGGCTACTGGTGTTTTCCACGAATGGCAGACTGATGCTCTTGCAGCAGCTACCACTTCAAACGCATTAGTTGAAGGTGCATCTGCATCTGAAGCTACTCTTACACCAACAACTCGTTTAGGCAACTACACACAGATCGTTGGCAAAACCATTATGATCTCTGGTACTTTGGAAGCAGTAGACAAAGCTGGTCGTAAGTCTGAAAAGGCTTATCAATTGGCTAAAGCATCTGCTGAAATCAAGCGTGATATTGAGTCTATTATCACAGCTAACCAAGGTCAATCTGCTGGTTCAAGCGGTTCTACAGCTCGTAAAATGGGTTCACTCCTGTCTTACATCAAGACCAACAGCAATAAAGGTTCTGGTACAACTGCTGGTGTAGATCCAGTTACTATTGGTGTTTCTACTCGTACTGATGGTACAACTCGCACTTTCACAGAAACCATCCTCAAAGATGTTATCTCTAAAGTGTTTACATCAGGGGGTACACCTACAACTTTGTTTGTTAGCCCAGCTCTCAAGCAAGTAGTTAGTGGCTTTACTGGTCTAGCAGCACAGCGTTATCAAGTTCCTACAAGCGGTCAAGCTACTATCCTAGCTGGTGCTGATTTGTATCAATCTGATTTCGGTGTATTGCAGATCGTTCCAAATCGCTTTATGCGTACTCGTGATGCCCTCGTACTCGATCCAGAGTATGCAGCTTTGGCATACTTGCGCCCATTCCAAACAAATGAATTGGCAAAAGTTGGCGATGCTGACAAGACACAAATCTTGGCAGAATTGACACTCGAAGTTCGTAACGAAGCTGCTCATGGCGGTGCATTTGACTTGTCATAAGCAGTAGTTTTAAGTAGAATCAGGGGTGGGATAACTCACCCCTTTTTCTATGATTACTTACCTTCAAGGTGGTTTAGGCAACCAAATGTTCCAGTATGCTTCTGGACTTGGGGTAGCTGAACGATTACAAGAAGCGTTGTTTATAGACAACACTTTTTACAATCAGCACAAGCAAAGGCAGTACGAATTAGGCGTTTTCCCCATATCGGCACAAATAGCGCAACAAATATCTACGCCAATATTAGAAAAGGGCTTTAAATTTCAAGAAATATCCCAATCTGGGACTATGTTAGGTTATTGGCAGTCTGAAAAGTATTTTGAGCATATTGCTGACAAGATCAGACAAGATTTCAAGTTGCCAAAACATGACATAGATTTAGAGATGGTCGCAGTATCCGTAAGGCGTGGAGATTACTTAACGCTTGGCGATGTGTTTTACAACCTAGATGAAGAATACTATGGGGATGCCAGAGAGGTATTTCCAGATGCTACTTTTGTAGTATTTTCTGATGATCCTGATTGGTGCGAACAAAACCTAGAATGGGCAGATGTAGTTGTAAAAGGCAATTCAGCAATTGTAGATTTAGCTTTACTGGCATCATTCAAAAATCATATAATAGCGAATAGTAGTTTTGCCTGGTGGGGTGCATGGTTAGCCGATGGAGATACAGTAGTAGCTCCTAGAGATTGGTTTACTAATGGCCTTGATACAACGGATTTGATTCCTGATAGGTGGATTAGAATTTGAAAAAGATTATTGATGTAGAGAATGGCGTTGTAAGAACGGCATACGATGATGGATCTGGTGGCTTAATTATTAAGCACTCTACCGATCTAACAGACTTTATTGAGCATACAAAGGCTCAGTTTAACGAGAATAGTGGAACTACTGGATGGGGTGATAATCCCATTGACAGAAAGAACAAGATTGCATCCTTGCCTACAGAGATCATTAATGAACTCAATGTTTTAGGCATTATGCGTGGGTATTACATCATGGATCAAAAGGCAATGAAGAAATGGCTAAATGATCCTGATAACAGCGTATTTCGTACTCGTGGCGGTAAGGTATGAGCAGAATTGCTATCTGTATACCAGCTAGGGGTCAAATGGAGGTGGCTACAGCGTTTGATTTAGCAGCGCTTGTGGGTTACACCATTAAGACTTCTAAACACGATCTAGACATCTTTACGGCTGCTGGAACGCTTATATTTGACCAGCGCAATAGTTTAGTTAAAACGGCAATAGAGAATAAGGCAGACTATGTATTGTTCATAGATGCTGACATGAGGTTTCCAAAAGATACCTTAAAGATCCTAATGTCGCATAACAAAGATATTATTGGGGTAAACGCTACAACTCGTTCTGAGCCTGTAATTCCTACAGCTAAGAATATTACGATTAACGAAGATGGTTCTATAACCTGGCTTCCTGTTTATTCTAATAAGCTCAATGGCATTAGTAAGGTAGACGGCATTGGATGTGGCGTAGTCTTAATTAAGACATCAGTATTTAAGAAGATTGAACGGCCTTACTTCTACTTTGAGCAATTGCAAAATGAGAAGATTTTAGGCGAGGACATCTATTTCTGTATCAAAGCTAAAGATGCTGGCATAGATACTTGGGTAGATCACGAACTATCTATAGGCATTAAGCACATTGGTAGCTATGTTTATAGCTGGGAAAACATCAGTAAAGATTAAAGGCGATTATGTCATTCACTAGCTATACCAATTTAAAAGCGGAGATTGCTGATTATTTAGGCCGTACAGACCTAACTAGCAAGATTCCTACATTTGTTACATTGGCAGAGCTGCGCTTATCTAGGGATTTGCGTACTCGTAAAATGTTAGAATCTGCCACTTCTACAATGACGGCTGGTGATAGCAAAGTAGCGTTACCAGCAGATTTCCTAGAGATGCGTAATATCTACACTCAAGGCTCTCCTCGTATGCCTGTTACTTATCTATCTCCTAGCGCATTTATGCGTGATGCTAGAGCTGATGAGTCTGGACTGCCAGTATTTTATACAGTATTAGGTGATGAGTTTGAGTTTGCACCAATCCCAGATACGGCTTATGTATTGGAAATGCTTTATTTTGCTAAACCAACCCCTATGTCTGATAGCGTTAGTTCTAATGTATTTTTGGCTAACTTTCCTGATCTGCTGTTATATGCTTCATTATTAGAAGCAGAGCCATACCTTATTAACGATGCCAGAGTAGCAACTTGGTCAGACTTTTATAATAGAGCTGTTTTAAACATTACTAATTCAGATCAAAATTCGGAATACTCAGGTGTTCCATTAACAATGCGTGTTACTTCTAGATAAGGAATCAAAATGGCTGAAATGTCAAACTACCTCGAAAATGCGTTAATCAACGCAACTTTGAGAAACACATCATACACATCTGTAGCTACAATTTATGTTAGCTTGCATACTGCCGATCCTACTGATGCTGGTACAGGCACAGAAGTTAGTGGTGGATCTTATGCTCGTAAATCAGCTACTTTCGCAGCTCCTTCTAATGGTGTATCTGCAACTTCTGCCGATGTAACCTTTGACCAATGTACTGCATCATGGGGATTAATTACCCATATTGGTATTTGGGATGCTTTAACTACAGGCAATATGCTATATCACACACCTTTGACAACATCAAAGACGATTGATTCTGGCGATATTTTCAAGATTGCATCAGGTAGCCTAACAGTTACATTGGCATAATGGCTTTAACACTCGAACAGTTAGATCAGTTCGGGACTTTAGAGCAAGTACCATATTCGTTTGACCATGATTGGGAAGTAGACCAAGTATGTGGTAATTGGCGATTAGAGGATATGGATTCTTTAGGGAATCTAGATCAGCTTAATATATCGTTTGACGATCCAGTATGGCTTACTTTATGCGTTAAGTTCCCAGGCGCTACTATTACTGCAAGTGCAGATGTAGTTGCTGACGGATCTCGTACAAGAACTGGTGTGGCAGATGTTGTTGGAAATGCAACTATCGTTGCCGAAGGCATCAGAGTAGCAATGGCAGAAGCAGCCATTACTGGCAATGCTCAAGTAGAATCTGATGCTTTTGCAATCAGAACATCATCAGCATCAATAGATGGCTCTGCAAGCGTAGTAGCTGCTGGAGCTAGGGTAGCAGTAGGCGAAGGACAAATAAATGGATCAGCAAGCGTTATTGCAGCAGCAATCTCAGTATTATCAGGAACAGGCACTATCACTTGTCAAGCGGATGCAGAATCAACTGGCATACGGATACGCACTTCTGTCGGTGCAATTGAGGCAAGTGGAGCAGTTAGTGCAGATGCCATCAGAGAAAGAACAGCCGAAGCATTAATAAACGGAACTGCGTTAGTAAGTGCTAACGGAGGCGTTGAGTATGCTGGAGAAGGCTCAGTAGTTTGTGAGGCTTATGTAGATGCAGAAGCTAGAGCTATCTATGCTGGCAATGGTACGATAAATGGTACGGCTTTTGTAGTATGCGCTGGCAACCGATTAGGTGATAATTGGACAAATGAAACTGCTGGATCAGAGTCTTGGACTGGCGTTACACCAAGCACAGATACATGGACATTAGTAACTAGCGGATCAGAAGGATGGACTCCAGTTACAACATCTACTGGTACTTGGACAAATAATAATATTGGAAGCGAAACATGGCACTAAGTAGAATTGCTTTTGGAGAATGGACTCCTGACCAGCCAGGTCTTACAAATGGCCTACAAAGAGCTGAAAATGTATTTCCTCAAGCAAATGGTTATGGTGCAGTACCTACTGCAGTAGATTACTCTGCTGCTGCATCTGAAGATCTTACTAATGTAGTGGCTGGTCGTACTACTGTTGGTGGTACTATCCTGTTTGCTGGTGGAGCTACAAAGTTATTTAAATTAGATTCAGCAGACTTGTCGTTAGACAATGTGTCTAAGTCTGGAAACTATACAACTCCTACAGACCAAAGATGGCGTTTTACCCAATTTGGCAACATAGTAGTTGCTGCTAATGGATTTGACAAGTTACAAGGATTTAATATTAATTCAGCATCTTTATTTGCTGATTTGGCTGCCGATGCTCCTACTGCAAGATTTGTAACGATTGTGCGTGATTTTGTAGTATCTGGAAATATTCAGCCAAGCAATCCTAATCGGGTTCAATGGTCAGCATTGAACGATGAATCTAGCTGGACTACAAGTGCAACAACTCAGGCAGACTTTCAAGAAATTCCTGATGGTGGATCAGTAGTTGGCATTACTGGTGGTGAATTTGGACTAATCCTAATGGATCGTTCTATCTATCGTATGTCTTATGTCGGTAGCCCATTAGTATTCCAGTTTGATAACATTACTCGCAACTTAGGCTGTTATGAGGCAAATTCTGTAATACAGTATGCTGGAATGACATTCTTCTTAGGTGATGATGGATTCTATGCCTGTGATGGACAGACTATATTGCCAATTGGAAACGAGAAAGTAAATCGTTTCTTTTTTAACAATGTAGATCAAGGCACTATTTATTTAATGTCTGCTGCTGTAGACCCAGCAAAGAAGCTCATTATTTGGGCTTATGCTTCTTTAGGCTCGGCAACTGTAGATAAGTTAATTATCTACAATTTCCAAACTCAAAAATGGTCTAGTGGAACTACAACAGCAGATCGCATTGCAACAACTTCTACACCAGCAGTAACGCTAGAAGGTATGGATGCCTACGGAACTCTAGACACCATTATGACTAGCTTTGATAGCCGTCTATGGTTAGGTGGTAGATTACAGTTAGCTGGCGTAAATGGTACAAAGATTGTTACCTTTACTGGAGCTAATGCAACGGCCTTTTTAGAAACTGGTGATATTGAAGTGCCAGGTTCTACATCTGCTATTACTATGGTTAAACCACTTGTAGATAATGGTTCTGCTAATGTGGCAGTAGCAACTCGTAGGTTATTAAATGAAACTGTTACTTATGGAACGGCAGCATCTTCTGATGCAGAAAATCGTGTAAGTATTCGTAGCGTAGGTCGCTATCATCGTTTACAATTATCACCTACAGGATCGTGGTCTACTGCGATTGGAATGGACATAGAGCTTAATGGTTTAGGAACTAGATAATGTTTAGACGATTACCTCCGTTTGGTGGAGATCAGCGAGCAGTCGCTGAAGTCGTTAATAATATTATGGATGGCAAAACCAATAATACTGGTTATGTAACATTAGCTCAATCTACAACAACTACAACATTAACAGATGCACGAATTGGTATAGATTCTGTAATCTTATTTACTCCATTATCAAGTCATGGAGCATCAGAAATGGCACATTTGTATATTTCTGCACAAACAAATGGTTCGGCAACAATTACCCATAGAAATACTGGTCATACAGACCTAAATTTTCAATACATAGTAGTAGGATAAGGAAAAATCATGGCAACAGTAAGCACAACATCGTCAATTGATCCAGGCATATTGCCCTATATCACAACTGGTCTAGAGCGAGCAAAAACTCTATTCTTGGGCGGTGAACAGCCATCAATGTATCCAGGGCAGACTTATGTAAGTCCTTCTCAGGAAACAATGACTGCGCTAGATGAACAGCAAAGAATTGCACAACAGCAAAATCCAGCATTACAAGTTGGTCAAAATGCTTATATGCAGTCTTATGGTGGTTTAGCCAATACTGCTGCTGGTGGATTCTTACAAGGAAACCCTTATCAGCAACAGATGATTACTGCTGCTACTAGGCCATTAATGCAGCAATACAGCGATCAAGTATTGCCAGGCATTGCTAGTCTTTATTCTAAGTCTGGTCGCTATGGCTCTGGCGCTATGCAAAACGCATTAGGTCAAGCTACAGAACAATATGGTCGTGCTTTAGGTGATGTTTCAGCTAATATCGTAGGCACACAATACGATCAAGAAAGAGCAAGACAGCAACAAGCTATGATGGGTTTAACTAACATAGCTCAAGCTGCTCCAGGCATTTACGGACAACAATATCTGCCTTCTCAGCAATTAGCTCAGATTGGCGCACAAAGAGAAGCTATTGCAGCACAGCCATTATCAGAGGCTATGCAGCGTTACTCATTTGGTCAACAATTACCATACCAACAGTTATCAGGCTATCTGTCATCTGTTTATGGTTCTCCTACTGCAAGTTATGGATCTACTAGCCAGAATATGTCTAGCAATCCAACAGTCGGTGCAATTGGTGGCGCATTAGGTGGTGGTCTATTGGGATCATCTATAGGTAGTGCATTTGGATTTCCAAATTTAGGTGCTGGTATAGGTGCTTTAGGTGGTGGTCTGTTAGGTGGATTTAGTTAATGCTTGATGGCATTACCTATCAAGAGGAAAATTTTAAAGACTTTATTGTAGAGTTTGGCTTATTGTTAAAGCCACACATGACAGAAATAAATGTATCAGAAAGATTGGGTTTTGAATTTAAACCAAATTACGATAAATATGTAAAGTTGCAAGAAGTGGGAATTTTAGTAGTAATAACTTGTAGAGATAATGGTAAGTTAATTGGGTATAGTGTTTTTGGAATAACTGAACACATACGCTATCCATCATGCAAGTTAGCAAAAGAAGATTTGTATTACATAATTCCTGAGTACAGAGGTAAAGGTTTAGGAAAAAGATTGTTTGTTGAAACAGAAAAAGTTTTAAAGAAACATGGTGCAAATCAGATTATTTTTACTACTAAAGTTTATAGTGATAACAGCCACATATTCAAAAAGTTAGGTTATGAATTTTTTGAAAAATCATTTACTAAGAGGATATTATGAGTAGCGGAGGAGCAGATTACAACTGGGAAATGACAGGGCCACCTGATGAAGTTACTATTGCTACTAATCCAGAAGCGGTAGCTTCATATAATAATTATGTTGCAGAGGTTACTGGTGGAGAAGGCGGTGGTGGTAATCCAAACCTTCCTCAGTTTATTGATAATCCTGTATATGATGATCCCACTTATTACAACTCTGGAAAGAACGCTTATCTAGGTGGTGATGGGCAAACATATTATGCTGAGAGCTTTTTAAGACCAGAAGAATATTTAAGTATGGGGTATGCTGCTCCATATAGTCGAGAGCAAATTCTTGCTGCTGTAAATCCTGAGAATATTCGTTATGGATTTGGAAACACGCCTTATGCTGGTGTTGTAAACGCATTTGGTGCTAATGCTGGTGAATATGTTGTAGACCCTAATACTGGTAGATTTGTATTAGATCAGTCTGGTAATCCAATTCCTGTCCCGCAAGATCCTAGCGCTGGCGATGATAAGGGATTCACTAAGATAATGAATCAGTATGTTATTCCAGCAATGCTTGCTGCTGGTGCTATTGGTACTGGTGCTGGTGCTCTTGGTTTAATTGGTGCTGGTGCTGCTGGTGGTGCTGCTGGAACTACTGCTGTTGGTGCTCCAGTATTGGCATCTACAGGAGAAGTAGGTTTATTATCTAATCCTTTAGTTTTATCTGCATTAAAAGGCTCTGGATATGGAGCTTTAACTGGTGGTGTTACATCTGCATTAACTGGTCAAGATGCTCTTAGGGGTGCTTTGATTGGTGGTGCTACAGGCGGTATTTTAGGTGGTGGCGAAGCTGCATTATTTCCAGAGGGATTAAATTTAGTTTCCAATCCAATAGCAAATGCTGGTTTATTAGGTACTGGTAGAGGAGCTGCTGGTGGTGCAATTAATACATTGCTAGGCGGTGGTGATTTAAAAACAAATATTCTATATGGTGGTGCAAGTGGTGGAATATTAGGAGCTGGATCAGAGTATTTCTTTCCAAGCGCACCTACTCAAGCAACCAAACCACAGCAAGTTGTTGGTGGCGATATGAGCCAAGAAATTGCCAACATGGAATTAATGAATGAGTACGAAAGAGCGTATGGTTTAAAACGAGTCAGCAATTATGAAATGGCTGATTATGTAACTCAACTTCCAGATCTTTCTTTAGAACAGCAAAGAATACAAATGATTGATGATGGCTTTGATCCAGCAGCAGTTCAAGCTGCTACTTTGCCAAACTCAGAAATTGAAAGTTATTTGAAGCAGAATACTATAGATGGCCCAACAGGAAATGAAACGATTGATAGGGCTAAAGTTATTGAAATGAAGTATGGAACTACAATTGGAGAGGCTGGAGAGGCTGGAATTAATATGCCTTTATATACCGATACTCCATTAGACCAACAATATATTAATCAAGATATACAAGAAGGTCGTGGCTATTACACTCCAGATACTAAAAGCTGGTTAAGTGGCTTTGGAAATCTTGGTACTTTATTAGGTATGGGCGCTTTAGGCGGTTTAGGTAAAGGCGGTGGCGGTGGTGGAGCAAAAGTTCCTGGCGCTGCTGGTGGGTCGTTTGTTCCAAAAGGAATGGTAGATTACTCTGGAATCCTTAATTTATTAGCACCAAAAACATCTACTAGATCATCATTATTAGGATAAGAAAATGGCACTTGAAGATATCGCACCTGGAGTATTCGGACAATACCCTGATATGTCTGGAATATTATCTCCAGAACAAATGCAAGCAATTAACTCTAACGCTGCTAAACAAGCATTATTAGCTAGTGCTGTAACCATGCTTGGTATGTCTGGTAATCAAAGAGTGCCAGTAAGTACAGGACAGGCTTTAGGAGCTGCATTAGGAGCTGGTTCTGGAGCTTATCAAGGCTCATTTGATAATACGCTCAAGCAGATGATTGCTGGTCAGCAAATGCAAGACTATCGTACAAAAGCAGATGCTCGTAAAAGATATGAGCAAGCTATTGCTGGTGCGACTACAAGACAGCCAATAGCTATGCCAATGGCTCAAGGACAAGGATCTCAACTAGAGTTCCTATCTAGACCTGAGTTTGGTGGTGGAATGGCTGAAGCTGAAACTGTTGGTGCGTTGCGTGGTAATTTACCAACAAGAGCAACTGTAGATTCTGGCATAGCAAATCAAGCAGCATTAGATTATCTACGCCAAACAGATCCAGCTAAGTTTATTGAACTAACAACTCCAAAAGCTGTTAGTATTCCTGACAAAATTCAACAATACGAATTTGCAAAAACTCCAGAAGGCGGTGGATTTAAAGGCAGTTATACAGATTTTATTAGGTCTGGAACTCCATCTACCAATGTTAGCGTTTCAATGGATAAGGGTATTGCTGCACAAATTGGCCCAATGCTTAAAGATGAAAGAATACAAGCACAAGGCGCAGCAAATCAAATTGATGCCTCAGATCGTATTATTCAAGCTGTAAATACCAATAAAATTATTACTGGCCCAACAGCTAGTGCGCAATTACGATTAGCACAAGTTGGCTCAGTTTTAGGTATTACAGGAAAAGATACAGCAGAAACTATTGCCAATACTCGTCAAGCTATTCGTGGTTTTGCCGAGCTTACATTGCAAGGTCGTAAATCTATGCGTGGAGAAGGATCTATTACTGAGTCCGAAGGCACACTAGCTGAAAGAGCCTTCTCTGGTGATATTGATTCATTAACCACTGGTGAAATTAAACAACTTGCAAACGCTTCTAAACGAGCAGCAGAATTTAATTTGGGTGAATACAATCGTAAACTAGATGTACTAAAAAAAGACCCAAACACAGCACAATTAGCACCATTTTATGAAATAAATCGTTTGCCTTCTCCTACTGCTCCAATTAAAAAATACAATCCAGTTACTCGTAAGGTTGAATAATGATTATTGATATTCCAAAAGTAGGGCAAGTGGATTTTCCAGACTCGATGTCTGAAAAGGAAATTAATGCTGCTGCTAAAAAGTTATATGATGAGGTTAATGTTGCTGAAAAACCAATGTCTGCTAAAGAGGTAGCTGGATCAGCAATTAAAAACCTTCCATCATCTACTGCCAATCTTTTTAGTAATCTTATTGATGCCATTTCAAGTCCACTTCAAACTGGTAAAGCAGTTCTTGATGTTGGTGCTGGTGCATTGCAAAATGTATTGCCAGAAAGACTTGTTCAAGCAATTGGAGAAGATAGACCATCTCGTGAAGTAGCTAATACAGTAGGACAGTTTTATGCAGACAGATATGGTTCTGTAGAAGGCGCTAAAAAGGCTATTGCAGAAGATCCCGCAGGTGTTTTAGCTGATTTATCTACAGTATTTTCTGGTGGCTCTATGATTGCTCCAAGAGCAGTAGCAGCTCCATTAGCAAAGATAGCATCAACTATTGATCCATTAGCTATTGCTGCACGAACTACTGCAAAAACTGCCAATGTATTAGGTGGAAAAGTTATAGCTCCAATTTTAGGGCAGACTACTGGTGCTGGCAGAGAATCAATTATGCAAGCATATAAAGCTGGCGAAAAAGGTGGAGATACTGCTGAACAATTTAGAGCAAATATATCTGGTAGGGCAGATCAAACAGATGTCTTAGATATTGCAAAAGCAAACTTACAGCAATTAAATGCCACAAAGCAAGCAGAATATCGCTCTGGCATGGTTAATATTAAGAATGATAAGTCTATATTAGATTTTGGTGATATTGATAAGTCTATCGAAAACTCATTAAATAAGGTTACTTATAAAGGTAAGATTGTTAATGAAGGTGCAGCTAAGAATCTAGAAGAAGCAAAATCAATCATAAATGATTGGAAAAGCCTTGACCCTGTAGAGTTTCATACTCCAGAGGGTTTGGATGCTCTTAAGAAAAGAGTTGGTGATGTTTTAGAATCAATCCCATTTGAGCAAAAAGTAGCTAGATCATCTATTGGTGATATATATAACTCTGTTAAATCTACAATTCAGAAGCAAGCTCCAACTTACGCTAAGACTATGAAATCATATTCTGATGCTACAGATCAAATTAGAGAAATAGAGCGTAGTTTAAGTCTTGGTAAAAAAGCATCTGCTGATACCTCTATGCGTAAATTGCAGAGTTTAATGCGTGATAATGTTCAAACAAACTATGGTCAAAGAACAAAGTTAGGCAAAGAATTAGAGGCTGCTGGAGGCCAAGAGTTTATGCCTGGTCTTGCTGGACAAGCTCTATCAAACATAATGCCAAGAGGTTTACAAGGCGCTGCATCGCTTCCTACTGGTTATCTTGCCTATGGAGTTGGAGGATTACCAGCAGCAGCAATTACAGCAGCAACTACATCTCCAAGACTTATGGGAGAGGCTGCTTATGCAACTGGATTGGGATCTCGTGTTGCTAGAAAGTTTGGCGAAATTGTGCCACCAGTAGCAGATCCACGACTATATAACGCTTTATACCAATCTGGTCAAATTGAAGGACTTTTAAAATAGTAGCCAATTTTGGCTTATCAGAATAACGCAATATAGATATAATAGGAATAATCATGGCATATACAAAATACTCCCTTACCCCTTCAAGCAATAATGCTGCTCCTCCAGATGGCGCTCCAGAAGGGATGCTCCCATCAGGCGTAAACGATACTATGCGTGATATGATGGCGCAGATTAAAGATGTCGGGGATGGTATTAGAGGCGGTACATATACTATGACTGCTGCAGTTATTACTGGCGGTTCTATTACTGGTATTACCGATCTAGCCGTAGCTGATGGTGGTACAGGAGCTTCTACTGCTGCTGATGCTCGTACAAACTTAGCTGTTCCTGGTACTGCTGTAGCTAATACCTTTACTGCAAAACAGACATTTAGCAACTCTACAGGCGGTTCTTCTAAGTTCCCCAATATTCTAGAAGTTTCTACCATATCTGCTACTGCTGCTACAGGCACAATTGCTTATGATGTTATTACTCAATCAGTTCTGTACTACACAACCAATGCTTCTGGTAACTTTACCCTCAATTTTAGAGGTGATGGTACTACATCATTAAACACTTTAATGACTACAGGCGAGTCCATTTCTGCTACTTTTTTAGTAACAAATGGTGCTACTGCTTATTACAACTCTGCTGTAACTGTAGACGGAAATTCAGTAACTCCTAAATGGCAAGGTGGAACAGCTCCTACTAGCGGTAATGCTAGTTCTGTAGATGTTTATACTTATGTCGTTGTAAAAACTGGTTCTGCTGCATTTACCATTTTTGCAGCCGTTACTAAATTCGCTTAAGGATTTATAAATGCCTCGCTTATCTAAAATTGGCGCAGCTTGCCTAGCAGCATTTGGTTTTACTGGAGGCGCTACTGTGGTTACTGCTAATTACCTTATTGTTGCTGGCGGTGGCGGTGCTGGTGCGTATGAGGGATCTGGTGGTGGTGCGGGTGGCTATTTAACTGGAACAACTATTTTAACTTTAGCTTCTTCTTATACCATTACTGTTGGTGCTGGCGGTACAAGTGCTGGAACATCTCCTGGCTCTGGAAATAATGGTTCTAATTCTTCCATTACTGGATTAACTGCTTCTGTTGGCGGTGGTGGTGGCGGTGGACAAACATCTCAAGCTGGTAAAAATGGTGGTTCTGGTGGTGGTGCAAGTTCAAATTCTGGAACTGTAGGCACAGCAACTTCTGGTCAAGGTAGTAATGGTGGTTTAGGTACTGGTGTTCCTTCTGCTGGTACTGGCGGCGGTGGTGGTGGCGCTGGTGCTGCTGGAAATACTGCTGGAGCTGGTTTTGGTGGAGCTGGTTTAGCATCTTCTATTTCTGGTTCATCCGTAACAAGGGCTGGTGGTGGAGCTGGATATAACAGCACTTCTAGTCCTGTTGGGGGTGCTGGTGGCGGAGGAAATCAATCTACAAATGGTACTGTTAATACTGGTGGCGGTGGTGGTGGATGGGATGGATCAAATCAAGCTGGTTTAGGTGGTTCTGGCATTGTCATCATCTCTTACACAGGCGCACAAAAATTTACTGGCGGTACTATAACTTCAAGTGGTGGAAGTACAATACATTCCTTTACTTCTTCTAGTAATTTAACACCACTATAATTATTAAAGCTATCAGGAGTTTAAATTGGGAACTTATGCAAAAGTAGAAAATGGCATTGTAAAAGAAGTCATTAAGGCAGATCAAGAATTTATTGATTCTGGTGTTGTTGGTCATGGATGGGTACAAACTTCTTACAATACAAGAGGCGGTATCTATTACATTCCTGATAGCAATCCTCCAGAGCCAAGTCCAGATCAATCAAAAGCTCTAAGAGCTAACTATGCTGGTATTGGCTATACATACGACTCAGTAAACGATGTCTTTTATTCCAAAAGACCATTAGATATGAATGGTTTAGTATGCAATAGCTGGACTATTGGCGTTCCTACTTGGTTATGGAATCCTCCAATTCCTTATCCTAATGATGGAAAGCAATATGAATGGGATGAAGCCACGCTATCATGGGTACTTGTAACTCTTAATGTTGTTTCTGTTTAAAAATGACTATTCCTGTAATTTACAGAAGGGTTTTTGTATACAAAGGCTTAAAAATTAGTGAGTTTGCTTTAAATAAAGGTGAAGGATTGCCAAAACATGAACATACTATTAACCATTCAACAATGTGTATTGATGGGTCATGTGTAATTAAAAAAGAAAATTTAGAACTTGTTATTAACTCAAATAGTGAAATTATTGATCTAAAAGCAAATGAATGGCATGAGATTGAGGCTTTAGAAGATAACACTATTATTCTAAATATAGAATAATGCTTAAGACATTTTTTAATCCTAATGCATTACAAAATAACACATTTCAAATATTTATTACACTATAGGATTTTAAAATGTCTGACCAATTCTTAGATCCGTATAAATACGGAAAGCTAGTAGCTCAGTTTGAAGCAATGGAAAAGAAGATTGACATAATGGAAACCGATATAAAAACATTGGTTGCTATGGCTGAACGCTCTAAGGGTTCGTTATGGGCATTAATGGGAGTAGCTTCTGTAGCTGGTGCATTTATTGCATGGATCAGCAGTTTTATACTCCATAAGCAATGAAACTGTATGGCAATTGGAAAACAATTCTAAAAGAAGCATGGTCGCTTAAGTTTTTATTGATAGCGCTTGTTTTAGAATGTGTTTCAGTTATTTTGCCATTTTATACAGATGTCATTTCTAGGGAAACATTTACGGCTCTTATTATTGTTTGCATTATTGGCTCTGGTATCTCTAGGATTGTGTATCAAAATAATGTTTAAAAGATCCGACATAGCAGCCATTAGCTTATCTGCATCAGCATTGGTAGCTATTGCTTTACACGAAGGCTATAGATCTGATGCCTATATTCCCATAGCTGGAGATTCCCCTACAATAGGATTTGGCACTACTAAAGGTGTAAAGCCTGGCGATAAAATAACCCCAACACAAGCTCTACAAAGAGCTATGTCTGATATACAACAATTTGAGGGCGCACTAAAACAATGTGTAAAAGTGCCACTCACACAAGGAGAATACGATGGATACATTAGTCTTTCTTATAATATTGGTTCTGGTAATTTCTGCCGTAGCACTTTGGTTAAGAAGCTCAACCAACAAGACTATGAAGGAGCGTGTAAAGAAATCCTTAGATGGGATAAATTCAAAGGCCAAAGACTTCCTGGGCTAACCAAGCGCAGACAGGAAGAATACCTAAAATGCTCGACATCCTAATATCCCCATTTGCTAGAATTATTGGCGTAATCGTGCTTATAGGCGCTTTGTTTGGATTTGGCTACTACAAGGGCTACTCAGGGGAAAAACAGCGCTTTGATACCTTTAAAGCCGATCTACAGGCACAAGTAAAGGCACAAGAATCAATCAATGCAGCAACCAAGAAACAACAAGATATTATCGGTAAATCTATAAGGTCTGATTATGAAAATAAGCTATCTGCTCTTAAGTCTTATTATGGTGGGGTGCGCCAGCAGTCCAGTTCCAACAGTCTGTCCACCTTATCCAGTTCCTCCTCCAGTATTAATGAAGAAACCCCCAACCTTGAACTTGCTTGCGCCAATACTACGCAACAATTAGTATCTCTACAGGAATGGGTTGTAGAAGTATCTAAAACTGGTCGGTAAGGTCTACATACTTAAACTTCTCTACAGGGATGTCAAAAAACATCTCTCCTGTAGGAACTTCAAAGTTCTTCACTTCTATTAAGGGGTAACCTTTTGCTACCTTTGCATGACACCAATACGCATGAGCTAAGTCCTGAGTTAGTGCAAAAAATAGTACAGGCAGATCTTGCTGAAATAGTTTCTCTTTGCGGTGCGCTATATGGATGGTGCTATAGTGGCAAAAATCCCAGCTCCGCACTTCAACTTCAATATACCCAACTGGCTTGCCTTCTCGCTGCACGATTAGATCTACTCCAAACTCATTAGGGTTTGGAATACAGTCTGCTCCCCATTTCATTTGTACCCAATCGGATACGGCCTTCCTAGCTGGTGGATCGTACTGGTCGTGAAGTTGCTGGTTAAACTTCTTAGTAATGCCACCTGATCTGTAGGGGGTGGCGCTCCTTGTGAAGGACATCAGCAGATCTCTTGGGGTTTACTCAGAAGCAATTAACTACATTGCCACATACTGTACATACAGTCATCTTGCCATTGACAATAACTGTCGTAGTTTGGCAAGCATAGGCTGTTACGCTTAGTAACATAAATGTTACTGTTGCTAATAATAGTTTTTTCATCTTGTTCTCCTCAAAAAGGCACATTGCCGAAATCATCATCACTCTTAGGTAGCTCATCGTTACCCCTAGGCTTAAAGTTATCTTTAGCCCTTGGTTCTGCTAGGCTTAACCAGCCATCAAATTGCACAGGCAAAGATTCGAGCTTAATTGCTAAAGCTCCACTCTTGGTATCCATGCAAACTCCTACTTTTAACCATTTAGTTTTTTCAGCACCAGTTTTATCTGTATAACTGCCATTTTTGCAAATTACATCATATTTAATTCCCATTATTTTCTCTCTTTCAATTTTGTAAACATTTCCTCAACTTCACTCAAGAACTTCTCTACTTCTACTTCCATAGCCTTAATATACTCTACATCCCTATCAAGGCGTACTACAAACAATTGCAAGTCATCTGGTAGTCTAGGGTCAAATGATACAAAGTCGCACCATTGACGGCCTGTTACTGCCATTTGGCATTGCATTTGCGGGACATACTTAGATGGCGGTTTATCATCCGTCAAATACTCTATATGCGTACTGCTATTTGGACACTTTATCTCAAGCAATCCATCGTCAGCAATGCAACCATCAGGACTACAACCAAAATTACTGATACTAGGGTGGTCAATAAAAGCGACTTGATTAACAAATATTCCCATTTCTGATTCATAAGCGATTCTCGCAAAAGGTTCTGTTGCTGTACCCCATTCCATTGCTGCATTGGTAAACGACTCTCCTGGCACTCCTGTAAGCCTCTGAACTACCAATTCTGTCCTGTAGTTCTTACGGCTGGCAGATTCCCCAGACTTCCCCTTAGAAAGCACATCCGCTATACGGCTGGCAGTAACCTTGCCCAGCCTACTTAGCAACCAAGCCTTAGACCCTTGCTCTATTGCTACCCTATCTTCAGTTGTAAATGTAGTGATAACTATCTCCCTTTATTTGTTGATCTATTATTTGCTTGTTGCTTTGCTGTAGCCCATCTGCAATTACTTGGCTCATAGTTTTGCCTCTGCCAAAAACTTTAAATGCTCTGCCAATGTAGCTACATCGTTTGCAGCTTGAGCAGCTTGTTCATGGTTATTTTTTGTTTCATAGTTGTAGTAGCTTTTGAGGACTTGGTTAATCTCTATATAAATTTGTGAATAGTCAGTCATTCTTTATCTTCTTCCATATTTGGGTCAATATAACCTTGTCCTAGTGGCCTGTCTGCAAGTTCATTCATTTCCCACTTGCGAGCAAACTCAGCAGACATAGCATCAATCGCAGCGTTCCATCCTAGCATAAAGTATTCTTGCGGATGATACACAGGCTTATCTAAACTATTAAATGCCTCTAGGCAATGTTTATTAATCATTTTTGTTTAAACCTCAAATTAACAACATCCTGGTTAAATGTCGGCTGAACATCATCTAAGGTTCTAGCACACATCTCTCTAAAATCAGACCACTTCTTAATGTACTGCGCTTGCTCACTTGCTGGCACATAGTTATATAACTTCTTCCAGCGCACAGTAATATCTGTTCCAGCCTTGCTATAAATGTAATCATTTTTCTTCATCTTTCTTGCTCCCATATTTTGGTTCTGCATTACGATTTAAACAAATTGCACATTTCCATCTACTTGTGTTTTTCATTCTTACCAATTTAAAACCTTCAATCGGTCTAGAAACCTGACAACTAACACACCATTTCCTTTCAAGCATCCCAACCTTCCTTTAAATATCCAAATTCTGAGGCATCGCTTACTGCTCTCATATCGGAACACACATCGCACCTTTCTATCCATATACGATACTCATGATTTTTAGGTCTATGAATCCCCCATTTAGCTCCACATTCAGAGCAAACATTATCAGGCTGCTCCTGTGCTAACTTCATTGAATTTATCTTTCATCAAGTTGTAAGCATTGGTTATTGGGGGTAATAGAGCTGGTTTAGCCTGATACTTCTTGTATAATTTGGCAAAGGCCACCTTGAGTTCGGCAGGGTTTTTTTGCGCCTTGATTTCATCAACATCGGCATTTAGCGCATCTTCTATGCCCACATCATCCCAAAGATCCTCTCCTACATACAGGCTTAATCCTAAACCATGTAAGGCAATTGCTTTAGCCAGGCAACGCATCATGGCGGTATTAACGGCAAACGCATCAGGGTTAGAAATAGCCTTGTTGCGGAAGTCCATTACTGGAAGCTGGGAGGTCATAGACTTTCCAAACGCTGTAACAGTACAAAAGACCATCATGGTTTCACCAAACATAATAGGCTGCCCATAAGTCCATGTAGCGCTCTGGTCATGTATCAACAATGTATCTACAGCCCATGCCCATGACAAATAGCTAAGATCTTTTTTCTTCTCTATTTTGTCGGATACATCTACATTTCTTAATTCTATATAGCTAGTCATTTTTAATTCCTTCACTCAAGGTTAAATTTTGCTGCTGATTCCCAATACTCAAACGATTTTGTGTATAGCTTTAGACCAAGTTTTGCCCAATCTTTTTGCTCTACACAATCTCGAATAAACTCTTGAAACTCTACATCACTACAGTCTTGTCCAATAGCCTCTCCAAGTTTGGAAAGATTTGTAGGATCATAGCGTGGATCGTTCTTGACTAGCCAGTATGCTTCCTCTGCGATGCGATCTGCATCTTCTTGGTCATCCCAAGGTGCTTCATAGTAGGAGTTGTTGTTCATAATGAATACACTCCAATACGAAAGCCGTATGTACCAACAACTATTACTGCAATAAAGAAACCTAGTATGCCACCTAAGATAATGTCTTTCATTTCTTACTCCTTCACGAGTGTTAATAAAATTTACTGCATGGATAAATACTAATCCATAAATGTAGAGATTTTCAACGGAATGTAGAAATATTTTTATTTGTCGCTTTTTAGCAACTGTTGCTTTTACGCACTAATGTAGAATAAACAATCAACTAGGAGAAATCATGGAAAAAACAGCATTTGATAACCTAATGGCAGAGTTTGGCTCAATCAAGAACCTATGCGACAAGATTGGCGTTAAGTACGTAACTGCGTACGCCTGGAAGATGCGTAACGGAATCCCTAAGAAATGGCATACAGCCATCATAGAGGCTTCCGAAGGCAGATTGACGGCAGAACACCTTGGTTAGTCATAATGCCCGCACAATCGCTTTATACGAGTCCAAGGGCTATAAATGCGATATAGTCGAAAGCTACAATTCATTCAGCAGACGAAAAAAAGACTTATTTGGAATTTTCGACATAGTGGCTATTGGGAACGGAGAAACATTAGGTATACAACTTACATCCAAAAGCAATATGTCCAGCCGAATAAAGAAAATTACCGACTCGGACTTCTTTACCGAAATCGTAAGGTCTGGATGGCGAATCATCGTAATTGGATGGTATAAGAAAGAAAACGGAAGATATGACTACAAAGAATTTGAGTTTTAGTTTATAGTATAAGTTCGTAAGTTGGAGGCTCTAACGACATACCAGCGACTTACGATTACAGCGCTACTGGGGGTAAAGGATGAAACAGCGCAATATAGGTGGCGAGGTTAGTGCCTATTCCTTGAACGACTGACGGGTTCTGTAACTCCGATGGAGCAGATTAAGGCAAACCTAGGTAGGCTAGGTTCGTTCACCGAAAGAGCAGTAACCTTCTTAATACCTATTAATGTCTATTACCTATACATATTGATACCTATATGTACATTTATTGGCAAAAAGTATACATATTACTAAACCTTACAAAATAACCCGATCAGGAATTTTTGTGTAATATACGCTACTTTTTCTTACATTATTCCCGATTAGGAAATAAAAGCCTATTTTAAAAACGCCTGTAAGTGCATGAAATTTCAATAAAAAATCATGCAAAAATAGGACATTGTTGTTCAATATTTGTATATAATTTTAAGACATGATAAGACAAGAATACATAGATCAAGCTGCTGAATTCATGCAGCATGAAAGTAGGTTTAACCTAAATTTCTATCCTTGTTTAGAGGATGATGCTGGTCATGGGTTTGATGAGCACTACATTTACCATGTAGCCTGGGCGCTCAGAAAAATAAAAGAAATTAACCCTAGAAACCATATAGATATTGGGTCTAGTCTACATTTGTCTACTTGTGCAGCAGCTCTAGTTCCTACAACATTCTATGATTTTAGAGCGCCAAAACTGGTAGTACCAAATTTGTTAGTAGCTCAGTATGATTTAACTGCATTTCCATTAGCGCCAGCAGAATGTATTTCTTGCTGTCATGTTGTAGAACATATAGGACTAGGAAGGTACGGAGATGATCTGGACAACGAAGGCGATCTCAAAGCAATTGCGAACCTTAAAAAGATGGCAGACAAACATCTTCTTTTTGTTGTACCAGTTGGAAGGCCACTTATTGCGTTTAACGCACACCGCATTTATAGTCCTGTCTATATTCGTGATTTGTTTAGTGAGTATGATTGCGAGTTTTTTCTTATTCCTAATGATGGGAGAAGCCCTGTAATCACAGAGGTTACAGAGCTAGATTTACCCTACGCTTGTGGGTGCTTTCATTTTGTAAAAAAGTAGTTGCATTTATGTAGAGTTCTCGTTTAGTATTTATAAATGGACAAAAAGATTAAAAAAGCAGTGCACTATATGTGCGCTGATTCAAGTAGTTGCTTCCCTTCCTGGCAAGTAAAATCACACAAATTAAAATGGCTTAAAGATTGTTTGCTCTACAGAGGCATAACTAACGATGGTGAGATAGTTGTTACCCCAGTTGTTATTGCTACAGACATGAATAAAACAAGTTACATGATGGACTGCATAACTGGGTCGCTTTACAAAGATGGCATCTGTAAAACTTCTGACCACCTAATGTTGCTTGATGTTGTAGAAGAAAGTGGTTTAGCTAAAGAGCTGCTAACGAAAAAGACTAAAGCGATGGGCGCTTAAATGACATTAGTTAAATGGACAGGAACAATACTATGTCTGATAGGAATATTCCTAACCAGCATAAATGTCTATCCATCTAACATTTGGTTTGGAGTTGTTGGTAGCGCTATATGGGCTTTTGCTGGTATATACCAAAGGGATATACCATTGTTTCTTGTAGAAGCTGTGGCAGTTGCTTTCTATGCCTATGGCGTGATAACCTATTATTTCTAGTGAAGGAGAGATGATGTTTGAAACATTTTGGGCGTTATATCCAAGAAAAGTAAGTAAGCGTGTAGCGCAGCGTAAGTTTGAAGCTCTTAGAAAAGATGAGCAGCAACAAGCGCTAGAGGCTTTGCCTAACCATATTGCCTATTGGAAATCAAAGGATACAGAGATGGAGTTCATACCCCATGCAAGTACCTGGATAGGGCAATTTAGGTTCGAGGATGAAATAGTAATAGAAGAACCAAAAGTAAATAAACGGCCTGAGTTGCCTTGGTATAGTTCAGAAGAAGCAACAATAAACAAAGCAAAAGAAATAGGAGTCCAGGCTTATGCTGGAGAAGGATGGCAGCAATGGCGAGCAAGGATCAGCCAACGGATCAAGCAACTTGAGGAGCAAATGTGAATGAGTTGGCTCTTTTCGCAGGCGTTGGTGGCGGAATACTTGGGGGAAAACTCCTTGGATGGAGAACAGTTTGCGCTGTTGAATGGGAAGCCTATCCAGCAAGCGTATTGTGCGCCAGACAAAATGACAAAATTCTCCCGACTTTCCCGATTTGGGATGATGTTCAAACCTTTGACGGAAAGCCTTGGAGAGGAATTGTTGATGTTGTATCTGGGGGATTTCCATGCCAAGACATCTCCATTGCAGGCAGAGGAAAAGGACTTGAAGGAGAAAAATCAAGTATGTGGTTTCACATGGCAAGGGTGGTTAGCGAAATTAGACCAAGATTCGTATTCGTGGAAAATTCCCCAATGCTCATTCATAGAGGATTCAATAGAGTGCTTGCAGACCTTTCCTCGTTGGGGTATGACTCAAAATGGACTGTTATGGGAGCTGCCCATGTTGGAGCAGTTCACCAAAGGGATAGGCTCTGGCTTGTGGCGAACGCCAGATTGCGGGGGGGGGGGAGGACTTCAGGCTTGCTCAAACAAGGCAAGAATCATCGAGCGAATGGTCAACCCATACAAATCAGACTGGTCGATCAAGTGAACAATCCAAGGTTATGGCCCACTCCAGTATCGAGGATGCACAAAGATGGCGGAAATCCATCGGAATACGAAAGGAACGAGATACCCCTATCGGCACAGGTTGGTGGGCCTCTGAACCCAGAGTGGGTAGAGTGGCTGATGGGGTGGCCTGTAGGGTGGACAGACTTAAAGCCATTGGAAACGGACAAGTACCACTTGTGGCAGCAACAGCATGGAAACTTTTAAATAAAAAATTAGATGGATAAAAGTAGTGAGGAATGGCGTAAAGAATGTGAGGCCAGAGAGTTACTTAGTTGGCCTTTAGATAAACGCAGAAAACAATTAGACCTAGTACAGCAAAAGCGAGGATGGCAAGCTAGATTAGATCTACAAGATGAAATGGAAAGATTATGGAAATTAGCCCGAACAAAGCAGTCGAGTTCATCATCAAGCAATCAAGTGTCTTTGCAGCAGCCAAAGCAAATAGAACTTATATAGAGAACTATCTGCGATCTGCTAAG